AGTGTACCTGAACTTGAAAAAGTAAGCTCATACTCATCAGAGATGAGTGGGCCGTTACTATCCCAAGTCATAGGTATTGCTGAACCCATTTTCTATCTTTTTAACCGTAAGATAGAGCGTGGCATTCACCACGCCCCATCAGGGTAAGCGAGTCTGACTCGCTAATTGATTAGCACTTGTGTAGCTTGAACTAAAGTAACAACTAATTAGGTGATTACGAAGTTCTCATACCCGTGAACTGAACGATTGATTCAGGGTATGTTATTACTGGTGCGTATCTTGCTGTTACGACAACATCTATTGCGTCATAAATAGGTTGTGGCCAAACATCAACTGCTATCGGTCTCTTAGTTACGAAGTAACCAAGGGGTGCGTAAGCTGCTGATAAGTTAGCTCCGGCAGCTGCCAAAAGATAGGCTATTCCTGCTGGAACGTTTGGTGTTACAATCTGTCTAAGACCATAGAGTGTTGGTGGGTTTGCTACTGTTCCTGTGCCTTCCTTGTATATAGGTTGACCGTATAGGAGTACAGCTGCAAACTGTGGCAACGAAGATAGGTCTTGGTGCTGAATTGGATTCATTACCAAAACATCTGGCTCAAGGGCTTGATTCTGAATAATCTGTTTACCGTTGGTGATGTCGTTTATACCAAGCGTACCTGCCAATGATGTAGATGTGCCGTCAATGTACACGGATGTACCTGTGGCAAGCTTTGACTGAGATGACAAAACGCTGTTAGCTAGTGCAGCTTGAACGTCTTGGTCAATGGTCATAATCATTCTGCGGGCAGCTCGTCTAAGTTGGTCTTCAACGATGTTAACGATTTGGTCTTCAATCAACTCTCTTGTTACACGTATTCTCATTCCTATTTTGTAGGGTGTGACCGTTATAACTGAATAGTTGGTAAAGTCCATCGGAATCTCAGTTCCTTCTGCCGTTCTACCAATAATAGCTGTGGTTCTCTGTCCTTTTTGCTTTGGAATAGCTGCTGTAGTTCCAACTTTGATGAAGAAATCTTGCAACAGTGGTTTCAAAGCGAGTGCGGGCATGGTAAGCTCTACGATTCTTTGTGCCAAAGCTGGATAGAATAGTGCTCCCTGAGTTGTAATCGGGAAGACTTCTCTAGTCATTGCCATGTTTTATTTCACTTAGAATAGGATAGCTCGTGCATATCCTGCACCTGTTACTGAGTTAAGAAAGACAGCTCTTGGTAAAGCTCCATTAGTGAGACCTGAGTAAGCACCTGCATCTGCTACTGCACCTGCTGTAGAACTCAAAATTGCGTAATGACCATAGGTACATCCGCTTGAGTTAACTAAAACAAATACATATCCCCTAACTATAACATTAACCGCTTGAGCTAACTGCCCTGAAGTAGAAACTACTCCAAAGAAGAAAAGCGTACTGGTTCCTGTCGTAGATACGGTGTCGGCAGCTGATAGTGTTACAGCGTTTCCTACTGCTAGTGTACCTGAACTTGAAAAAGTAAGCTCATACTCATCAGAGATGAGTGGGCCGTTACTATCCCAAGTCATAGGTATTGCTGAACCCATTTTCTATCTTTTTAACCGGATAAGAGACCCAGCTCTTTGAATCTTTGGGAAGCTGTCAGAATTTCAGTCCAATATGCGGGTGTAGCCTGTTGTGCAGACAAACCTGATACTTGGGTGTTTTCTGGCTTTACTTCTCCTAATTGTCCTTTACCTGAAGCTTCCATCTTTTTCTTAGCTTCTCTCTTAGTTCTTGCTTCCTCTACACGTTTCTTCACTTCCTCAATACGTGATTTCAATGCGTCAACTTTCTTAGCCTCTTCGACTTTCTTTGCATCTTCCTCTCCGCTTGAGATGAATCTCTTAGCAGCTAGTCTATCACTCTTTGCTTCAAGCTTTCTCGACATTTCTGCACGAGCTCGTCTTCTAGCACGAATGCGTCTAGCGGCCTCAAGGTGTTTCTCTTCGTCTTCAGCATCCTTCTCATCTGCATCCTCTTCAGCAACTTTACTACCGAAAGAGGGAGCTTTGTCTTCAGGAACTTTCGTAGACTCTTCTGCATCACTTGCAGTTTCCCGCTTTGTGACACTTGGTTGTCCACCTGCTGGCCCCTTTGCGGTGCTAGCATTTACTTGTTTCTGTTCTAGCAGCATTTTGTAGGACTCTGAAGCTATTTTCATAAGAGGGTCAAGAGCCTTTGTGAAAGCAGCTATTGGTTCTTCATAGGTTAAAGGTTTGTTACTTCCTAGTTCACCCGAAGGTGCAACTGTGGATTGTGACATTTTTTATAATCTTTGGGAAGCTGTCAGAATTTCAGTCCAATATGCGGGTGTAGCCTGTTGTGCAGACAAAC